TTGCAAAGTTAAACGCTAACTCAACAGAAATTATTGGCTATCAAGTTGATTCAACTATTGTGCCAAATCAAGGTGTCGGTTCTTTAATTGTATTTTATGGTTTAGATGAAGGAATTCTTAATCGAGCGGGTCGCACAATTCGTGCGGCACATGCTTTGGAACAAGCCGCAGAAACTTTTGCAAAAGAGCCTGTTCCATTGCAGGTTTTGAAATCAAATGGCACAAACTTGCCAGCAGAACGCATTGCGAAACTGCTTGAGGCTTGGCGTGTAGCAAGAACTCAAAAATCAACGGCATTTCTTAATGCTGATGTTGAATTGCAAGCGTTGGGCATTGACCCAGCGAAACTCCAACTCAATGAGGCTCGCCAGTATGTCGCATTGGAACTTGCTCGCGCTTGCAACCTTCCTGCTTATTTCGTAAGTGCTGAAACAACATCAATGACTTATTCAAACACAACTTCAGAACGCCGTGGATTAATTGATTTTTCACTTCGTCCAATTCTTACTGCTATCGAACAACGCCTAAGCATGCCGGACTTCGTAAGCAGCACAACTGAAGTTCGTTTTTCACTTGATGACTTCCTTCGCGGAAATGCTTTGGAGCGCGCTCAGGTTTATCAAATTCTTAACACAATCGGTGCAATGTCAGTCGAACAAATCAGAGAAGAAGAAGATTTAATCGACAATGGAGAAAGAGCCTAAAATGAAAATAACAATGCCAGTCACACTCACTGCATCCGATGCTGAATCACGCATTATTGCAGGTCGAATTGTTCAATGGGATGCAGTTGGTAACACATCCGCAGGACAAACAAAATTTCTTGAAAACTCAATTACATTGGGCAAGGATACAAAACTAGTTTTGGAACATCAGCAAACAAAGCCAATCGGCAAACTTGTTGAATGGTCACAAGATGCAACAGGAATCACTGCTTCATTTAAAATCGCAAAAACAACTGCGGGAAATGATGCACTTGAGGAAGCCGCTACTGGATTGAGGTCAGATTTTAGCGTGGGTGTTCAAGTAGATTCCTGGGACAATGTTGAAGGCGTTATGGCTATTTCAGCATCATCTTTAGTCGAGGTCAGCCTCGTTACATCAGGCGCAATACCTGGAGCCGAAGTGCAAAAGGTCGCAGCAGTAGAAACAGAAATTTCTGAGCCATCTCAGGAAACAACAAATCCAATCACAGAAGGAGAACAAGTGTCAGACACTACCGTTCCAAACGCTCCTGCCGCCGAAACGGTAGAAGCAGCACAGGTTGAAGTTAAAGCATCAACCGCTCCACTTATGACAACAAAAGTTCGTCATGGAATCACAGGTCCAGCATCATTCCTAGAGCACTCAGTTCGCGCTGCTCTTGGCGATGACACTTCAAAGTTGTGGGTTGCAGCAGCATCAGACACAACAACAACTGAAGTTGCAGGACTCGTACCAACTCCACAATTATCAACAATTTGGGACCCAAAGACAACAAACATTCGTCCTGCAATTTCAGCAGTACGCAATGCGGTCCTTCCTCCAGCAGGAATGACTTTTGAAATTCCTCGCGTAAAGACTGCACCAACAGTTGCCTCACAGGCAGAAAAGGGTGCGTTCTCAGATACACAACTTGAAATTGAATATGTAAATTGCTCAGTTTCTACCTTCGCAGGTATGCAAAAATTCGATATCCAGGTCCTGGACCGCACAAGTCCCGCCTTCTTTGACGAATTAATTCGTTTGATGGGCGCGGCGTATGCTAAGGCAACTGACGAAGCAATGCTAACTGCAATTCAAGCAGGAACTTTAGATTCAACAACAATCACACTTCCTTTCGATGGTGATGAGTTTGCAGGATTTATTTCACGCGGTGCAGCATCAATTTACAATGCAACAAAGCGTTTTCCAACTGGCATCTTGGTTTCTCCTTCACAATGGGCAAACCTAATCGCACTAACTGATAGCAACAAGCGACCATTGTTCAATGTTGCAGGCAATAGCCAAAATGGAATGGGCGTTGTTGAGCCAGGTTCAGCAGTCGGTTCAGTTATGGGACTTCCTGTTTATGTTGACCCTTACCAGGGAACAACAGGCGATGACACAATCGTCATGGTCAATAGCGATTCATTCGTTTGGTACGAAGGTGCAGGACCTCTACAACTCCGCACAAACATTGTAAGCACAGGTCAAGTTGAAGTTGGATATTACGGCTACGGAAGTGCAGTGACACTTTCAAGCGGTGGTTCATTCGGATTCAACAACGCTGCTTAACAAATAATCATGAGGGGGGCAGTTGCTCCCGATTGTCCCCCTCAGCCGTCTAAGAGAGGAAACAGAAATGGCTTCAATCGTCACAGTTGCAGAACTGCGTTCAATTCTTGGTGTTTCTGTTTCCCTCTATTCGGATGCTTACCTCACAGATGTCATTGACACTAGTGAGTCAGTAATTTTGCCAATGCTTAACAAATATGCAACTGCCGTTGATAAAGTATCGCTGACAGATAATGTCGCTACTTATCACACAACAAACATTCATGAATTTACTGAAGGACAATCTGTTGTTGTAACTGGATGCGGTGCTCCATTTACTGCGACAGTCACAGTTTTATCAGACCCAGGGGATTACACATTTGATGCAGCAATCACCAATGCAGACATTTCTGAGAAAAATGTTATCCCTTCAGGACTTGCAACCCTCTCAGGTGCATCTACTTATGTTGGTGTCGCAGCAGTCGAATCTGCCGTTTTGGCAGTTGCAGTCGAAGTTTTCCAATCTCGAATTGCGCCAGGTGGACAAATCGAAGGCGTAGATTTCACCTCCGTTTCTCCTTACCGTTTAGGCAGGTCGCTATTCAACAGAGTTTCGGGGTTGCTTGGTCAATACCTCGATGTTGAAACAATGGTGCAGTAATGCCTGCATCCACAATTCTTTCCTCAGTCCGTCAACCTTTAGCAACTGCACTTTCAGGAGTCGCGGCAAATGTTTATGCTTATGTTCCTGAGGCACCTCAAGTTCCATTTTGCGTGACAGTTCCGGACTCTCCTTATTTAGAATTGCAAACAATTAATAAAACAACGCTTCACACCAAAATTAATTTGGTTATTTCAGTAGCGGTTGCATATAACTCCAATCCAGGGAGCCTGGACAATTTGGAGCAACTCATCATGAGTGTCCTCGCCGTTATCCCTGTTGGATACACGATTGAGGCGGTCGAAAAACCTACAGTTACTCAAGTCGGTCCATCAAATTGCTTGGTGTCCGATGTCCGAGTTTCCACTTACTACACACAAACAACCTAAGGAAAATAAATGGCAACGACAGTAATAACAGGTCGCGACATTTCTTTGTCGTTCACAGGTGGAACAGACATCGAAGCGCAAGCGACATCAGCAGTACTCACAAAGACAAATGTTCGCGAAACTTATCAAACACTAGATGGCGAAGCGTACAAGACAGTTAATATCGAAGGTACATTTGCTCTTGAAATGCTTGCAGACTGGGGCAAAGAAAATTCAGTATGCGAGGCACTTTGGGCAGCAGCAGAATCCGCACCTGACACAGACATTTCGATTTCATTGACTGCGGCTACAGGCGCAGTTTTTGTTTTCCCAATTAAGCCTGAATTTCCAACCGCAGGTGGCGCAGGAACTGATGCTCAGACAGTATCATTCACATTCAAAGTGTCTAAGGGCGCAGTCGTAGAAACATTCAGTTAATTAGTAGAAACGGGAGCACAAAATGAAACTGCCAATCTTAATTGAGTTCAACTCAGGTGAGAAAGCAACTTATGTTGCTCAACCTCCTGAATGGGCAAAGTGGGAAAAAGCAACAGGCAACACAATCGGCAAGGCTCAAGATTCCATTGGAATTTGGGACTTAATGTTTTTGGCTTACAACTCAATGAAGCGTGAGTCAGGTGGAAAGCCTGTAAAGAACTTTGAAGTTTGGATGGAAACAGTTGCGGAAGTAACTGTTTTGGATGCAGACCCAAAAGTTTCGAGCCAGGAAGCATCAACCGAGTCCTAATCCAGTTAGCACTGGCAACAGGAATCCCGATGAGTGAATGGCAAACCGCAGAGGAAATTCTGACCGCGTTAGAAATACTTAAGGAGCAAGGAAATGGCAAAGGCTGAACTAGCATTTGACAAGACCGAACTTCGTGGCGTTTTTAAGGCACTCAAGAACATGGATGTAGCAGCGACAGAGGAAGCAAGAATTCAATCGGGAGCACTTGCTGAATATGCTCGCAAAGAGGTGATTGGTTCTGCTAACGGTTTGAATTCTCGAGCCGTAGCAGGGCGAATCGCCGAAGGTGCAAGAGTTAAGAAATCATCAAAGATTGGTGAAATTACTTACGGCTTTGCATCTCAGAAATTTAGCGGTGGAGCAACGACCAAAGACATTTGGGGCGGCTCGGAGTTTGGTTCAAACAAGTATAAACAATTTCCTGTTTGGTCAGGGCGTGAAGGTCGTGGTTCAAAGGGTTGGTTTATCTATCCAACACTTCGCAGAATTCAACCTTACATTGTTAGCGAATGGACTGCGGCATTTGGTCGCATCCTGAAAGAGTGGGGATGATGGCAACAGGTACAAGAGCATTAACCCTCAAACTCATTGCGGACATCGATGACTTTAATAAGAATTTAACAAAAGGCTCAACAGAGGTCGAAGGCTTTGGCGGAAAGATTGAGAAGTTTGGCAAGGTCGCAGCAGCAGCATTTGCAGCAGCAGCAGCCGCAGCAGTTGCCTATGCAGGCAAACTCGCCATTGATGGAGTCAAGGCAGCAATCGAGGATGAAGCAGCGCAGGTACGCCTTGCAGCAGCACTCGAAAATGCAACAGGTGCAACTCGCGACCAAATCGCAGCAGTTGAACAACAAATCACAAAGACTGCACTTGCAACAGGTGTAGCAGATGACCAACTTCGTCCTGCACTTCAACGCCTGGCAGTTTCTACAGGGGACACAACAAAAGCGCAGGAACTCCTTAATCTTGCACTTGATGTCGCTCAAGCAACTGGCAAGCCATTAGAAACAGTGGCAAATGCATTGGGTCGAGCCTATGATGGAAACACAACATCTCTTGGCAAACTAGGCATTGGTTTATCAGCAGCCGAACTCAAGACAATGAGTTTTACTGATGTCCAGGGCAGACTCTCAGATTTATTCGGTGGCGCAGCCGCTAAGAACGCAGAAACATTCCAGGGTCGAATGGACCGACTCAAGGTTGCATTTGATGAAGCAAAAGAAACTATCGGTTACGCATTACTCCCAATCATCGAAAGATTGGTTTCATTTGTTGTTAATCAAGTTGTTCCAAACCTTCAAAAGTTTGCCAGTGCGTTTGACCCAATCGTTGAGGCTATAAACGAGAACAAAGATTCATTCCAAAAACTATTTAACTTCATTGGCGATTACATCATTCCAATCTTGACCACTCTTGCAGGTGGAGCACTTCGCGTTGTTGGTGAAGTATTCGGCAAAATCATTGACATCATCGGTGCAGCAATAGACAAAATTGCAGCATTTGTTGAATCAGTCAAGAACATGGTCAACGCAGTTATCTCTGCTTACAATCGCCTCCCAACTCCTGACATTTCCCTCATTGGTGGCGGTGGCGGTGCAGTAGGTGGAGCACCTGGAGCAATTTCAGGCGGTGGGTCAAACGCTGCAATACTTTCTGCGGTTACTGGACTTAGTGGCATTACATCAGGCATTTCAGGTTTATCAGGTGCAGCAGGTGGCAAAGCAGGAACATCAGCAAACAAAAAGGCTCTTGCGAAACTTCAATCTGATGCAGAAATGCTAGGTGCATTAGTTGACCAATTAACAGGTGCAAATCAATATACTTCAACCTTTACAAGCGATAGCGCAGCGGCTCGAGCAGAGCGCGCTTTCCAGGCTCAAGCAATCAACATTACCGTCAATGGTGCAATCGATTCAGAATCTACTGCTCGCCAAATTGTTGAAATCCTTAATGACTCCGCAGCGCGTGGCACTGTAGGTGCTGGGAAACTTAATCTATTGCCATGACCGCATGGAGTCCTGTTTGGCAGGTATCAATGAACGGTGGGACATTTACTAATGTCACGCTATCAAACCTCACCATTTCATCAGGTCGAACAGACATTTATTCTCAACCTGTTGCAGGCTACTGTTCAGTTGAACTTCTCAACACAGACCAATCAAATATCAATATAGAAATCAATGACCAAATAGCAATTCAGGTCAAAGATTCAACAAATACTTTTATTCCTATCTTTGGCGGTTTTATTACCGACATTGACCAAACAGTTAAAACATCAGGTTCAAACGCTATTGTTCAAACTTTCAAAGTCATTGCTCTTGGTGCTCTTTCTCGTTTGCCTAAGATTTTGACCGAAGGCGTTCTAGTCAAGGACTTTGATGGGGACCAAATTTATTCAATCCTTTCCGGACTTTTGTACAATTCCTGGAATGAAGTTCCTGCTGCAACTCAATGGTCAACTTACAATGCAACTGAAACATGGGCAGATGCTCAAAACTCAGGATTGGGAAAAATTGACCAACCTGGAGATTACGAATTAACTAGCCGTTCAGCAGACATAGTTGATGTTTATTCACTCGTTTCGGCTCTTGCAACATCAGGACTTGGTTACATTTACGAGGATGCTCAAGGTCGTATTGGTTATGCCGATTCAACGCATCGCAGTCAATACCTTGCGGCTAATGGTTATCTTGAAGTTACTGGACATCATGCACTTTCTAGAGGCGTTTCAACATCTCGCCGAATCGGTGACATCCGCAATGAGGTAACTATTACCTATAAAAACGGTGACCAACACACTGCTTCAGATTTAGACTCACAGGCACTTTATGGCAAACAGGCTCAAAACATTCAGACATCGATTGAGAACGGCGTAGATGCCACTGCTCAGGCAAACTTTTATCTTGCGCTTCGTGCCTATCCTCAAAGCCTGTTTAAGTCCATTACCTTTGAACTGACTAACCCTGAAATCGACAATTCTGACCGTGATGACTTACTCAATGTTTTCATGGGATTACCTCTTGACATCATAGACTTACCTGCAAACATGACTGGGGGCAGATTCCAGGGTTTTGTCGAGGGTTGGACTTTTAGCGCAGGATTCAACAAACTTTCAGTAACTCTTTTGCTTTCGCCTGTTGCATTTAGCCTTCAAGCGATGAAGTGGGAAAATGTCCCAATCACTGAGGCATGGAACACAATCTCAACAACTTTGGACTGGACTAACGCTACAATAGTAGCCTGACAATAGGAGAACAATGGCAACAACTACCAATTATGGGTG